GAACTTTTCCGACTTTAAAAATTTTTTTGAGGTTTTCCCGGCGGGTTTATAATTAAGTTCCGGCATTACCCGAGCCTATTCCGCAATGTGCTGACCCTTATCCACCATGAATTTAATCATCTTTTCACGGGTTTCCGGACCAATAGCCTCAATAATCCGGTCCATTTCCTCCGTGGTAACATGGTCATCACGGTACTCAGCCATATGCACCCTGCGAACCGCCTGCCTGAGAAGCTGAAGCTCATGAAAGCTCAATGTGGAAATAAAATGAACCATTGGAGTACATTACGAAGGAAGGCTGCAAATGTGCAAGTATTATTTTTTGACCATCGTGCGTGTTGAGGTGGTTATATACAAGCCCAAGCGCAGTTTTTAACCCTCCCCCCCTTTACTCGTAACTGGACTAGGGTAGACCCACCCCGGGGGTCAGTCCGATAAGTCTATGTTCACGGTAAGCTCTCCTCGTACTGCGTGTGCGTGTTTCTCAACAGGCTTAAAACCAGCACGATCAAGCACGTCTTGCGCTGCTTGGAGCTTGACGTAATCACTCTTAGCCCTGTCTTGAAGATCGTGAACCACACTCAACGCTTTTACAGCACTGACTGAGATACCTTCCTGTACACAGGTCTTTAGGTACTCCTGTACATGCGGGAACCGCAGAGTTCTGCTGGCTGCAACGTGTGCGCTCTTCTCTGCATACCCTGCCATAATAGCTGCTTCAGTCTGCGTCGTATTAGGCAGAAACAGATAGTCCACGAACATTCTCTGCTTATCCGTTAACTGGCTTCCCTGTTCCTCCATAGTCGCTCTCTGACTTGGTGTTAGCATCTTACCCATGTTGTTCCTTTCATGCTCTGCTCCCCCCCTTACCCCCCCTCATAGGGCGTGTCTGTGAACCCCGTCAATTCACAAAGCTGTATCCCTTGCTGTACCTGTACTTCCGGCTGCGCCGGAACATTAAGGGCAGCGCATGCCCTTAACAAACCCGCGCCAGCATACCATGCTGGACCGGGAAAACGCCTGCGTTTTATCGTATTGAGACTCGCAAGCTCGTCACTTTCCTTAGTGAGTAACCTCCGTCTGCCGTTCGCAGAGGAACGAGGGCTTTTCTCTCCTACGCAAACTTATCATTACGCCGTGGCGCAATGATTGCTCCGTCGAGAACGCTCTTCCTCATTCCTAACGCCGGAGACTGCGGAAGCAATGCTTCCTCGCTTCCGGCTCCTGCTACTTGGCATTCACGAATCTTTACGTTCAGTCTCCGACGACCCTCACGGGTCGGTCGGAAGTCTAGCGGCTTGTCGCGGCTTCGGCCCACTGCGCTCCACTCCCTCCGCTTCGCTGCGGTCGCTCTCGCTTGGGGCGAGAAAGGCAAGGGGCAACGATAGCTCTAGTACCAGCTGTCAATTCTTTTCGGCACTCTGTGCAATGCTGGGCATGAGTCGTCATGCTCGGGAAGACAAATTCGTGACAAGTGGTCACGAATCTCCCTGTGCGTGACTCATAACTAACCAGGTCTTTCTGTGAATCCCGAAAACAATGGACACCTTGTTGGCCCGTAACCTCATTAAGCTGCGCTAAGAAAGCTCCTGCGTCGCGTTCTGAAGCTACGCTAAATTCCTTTTACTCCCTCGGGTGCTTTCACCCTTGCCTGTCTCCCGCTCTCCGCTGCCCGGGATGGAAGATTTTATCAACACTTAACAAAGGAGAAAGACAGTGCAAAACACAACACAGATCAAAATCGAAATGCACATCATCGAACCAGACGTGATTGAAGTCATCGACATCTACGGAGATCACAAAGTGATACCGGTCACAGAGGTTGAAGACTTTAACGACGAACAACGTCAACTCACCGAATTATCCCTTAATTCAGTTTACGCATCATAGGAGGACACAATGATATTCCACAAAACATACATGCACATATTCGGCTTTATAGCCGCTTGCTACATCATTTCCTTATTCATCTGCTTAAAACTAGGAGGTTAACAATGAACATTCACAAATTATACATACCAAACAAAACACCATTCATTGAGAAGATGACAGAGTTACTAAAAACACTCTGGGAAGCAGTGACGACCTTTAGCTTCTTCATGCTGTTTACAACGATATTCAGCATAACAACGTGCCTGATGATCTTCGGATTCTCGACCTTCTTCGGAATCCTGACCTTCACATGGGCATTCATCATATCACCAATCTACTACCTGACCAGAAAGGATAAATAACATGACCAGTATGGAAAACGCTTTTGACAACGCCGGATACACACAACCCAAATCAGCATTGGAGACTAACATGGAAAACGCAATCGCACAGATGAAAGAGGAAGACGGCCCCACCAAAGAACGCCTCACCATTGAGTACGCTGCCGAGGCTTCCGGTAACATTAACGACAGTGTTGCACCGGATAGCGTAGACGAGACTGCCGAGGTCGATCTCACTTATGAGATCATGAAGCACCTCATAGCGGCTCACACGCTAATGGATGAGTACATCATCGGAGATCTTGATGGAGAGGATCTTTCCGACGCTTGCAGATTCCCGGTGGGGAAACGCGAGTTTGAGCAACGTGACTGCTCATACACAGTTTCAAAGTACATCGATCAGATTGCACGTTTTACACATTACAATCTGAAAACTACACGCAAGGCCTTAGAGACTAACGGCAAATGGATAAACCGTCTGAAGCGTGACCAAGTTAACGATTTCGGTAAATCGGATGACGCGCTTCTAACGGCCAATAAGCGTCAGATGCTTTACATCAAGCAGTTTACCCTGCTGGATTCTCTGGATGCACGGGTCAAGACGCAGTACGAGCATCTTACCGGATCGGAGTGGGCAGAGTATAAGCCTGCGGATGAGGTGCCGACCACAACGGCGGCATCGGTAGAGAGTGATGCACTGCTAGCACAAACAGCGGCATTACTTAAATAAAAACTCAGGCGGGAGAGTCAGGCTACGGCTTGGCTCTCTCGCCTTTTTTTTGTTGGGAGGTCGAGAAATGACACGAGCAAGCTCGCGACATAAAAGCCTTATAGAAATCCTAGATTTTATAAGACTAATAGTAATCAGGGATTACTAAAACGGCGGCTGCGCCGCCGGGTCCAAAGCGAAGGAAGGAAAGGAAGGAAACAATGGGACTAGATCAATTTGCATGGAGCAAAGAAAACGAAGAACCCAAATTCCAGTGGCGTAAACACGCCAAATTACAGGAATTTATGGAAAGAAAATGGCATGAGAAAAGCGAAGAAGGATTTAATTGTGTCGATCTTTATCTGGACCTTGAAGACATCAAGGAACTGGAAAAAGCCATAATTAATAACAACATGCCGGAATCCGAAGGTGGATTTTTCTATGGACACCAGTTTCAGGATGAATCCGCAAAAGAATACAGGGAACAGGATCTTGAATTTTGCAAATGGGCCAAAAACGAGATCCTAAACGGACGTAACGTCATATACCACTGCTGGTGGTAGAAAGGAGAGTAACATGATCCTTACACTCGCCGTTGCCAGTGCATTAAGCATGCTGTTTTTGATTATGAAATTCGGCAATCTACGCCGTGTTTTATATTTCGATAAATGGCTCGACCTTGGTGTGACTATCGGCCTTGCCATTGCATTCTTTGGAACTGCAAGTGGTATGGCCGTAGCCGTCCTTGGCGGAGGGATTTTTTCTGCTGCACTTTGGGCATTTCGTAAAGCCATAGGTTGCGAAAAACTGACCTTCAAAGGATGGGTCGAAAGCGAAACCGGATTTCTCAACAAAGCGAAGGAGAAACATCAAAATGTCTCGATTTAAAGAATATGCCCAACGTGGAGCCGCCGCAGCAGAAGTTGCAATGGCTGTCGTTCCATCGTTTTCATGGTGGTCCTACGCCGCTGCAAGACTCGGCACGTTTGTCATGGCTTACTTTGCGACACTGGCAACAACATCACTAGGATTTTTGCTTGCCGGAATTACCGTGTCCCTTGGGGCCGTTATTGCCATTGTTCCATTGGCCGTCTTTGTTGCGATCCGTGTCTCCGGCGCACTGACTGCCAAAATGAATAAAGGGGAGTAAGGTGAATAACCAGTGAGTACGAGTTGTAAGGTGAATATAAAAAACTGAGAGAATACGAATAAACGTAACTAACAGCCTTACTTCATATGAGACTAACAGCCTTACCCCCTTTTTCTAAATAATAAACTGCAATTATGCAGTAGGAGGTGTATAATGCACGAAGATGAACTGCAATTATTGAACGAAAAACTTGCCAGGGAATACCAATGGCAAGACGAATTACGCCGAAGCGTTGAGCATAACAACGCAATCATCAAACGCCTCGAAGCCCAACTGTATCAAGCCACACCAGAGGAGAAAAAATATGCCTGATGGCGCACTCATATCCCCAAACAATGCCGAAGTCCTGCAACCGTGGGAGTTTCCCATCGAAGTTATGCCTGTCGGTGCTGTCAATCCGCGTTTTGCACATCCTACAGTGTTTTGTAACACCGACGAATATCAAGCCATTGTGCGAATGGACACCCAAACTGTTTTGGGTATTCATAAACAACGCTACAAGCCGCTGGAATACACACGGATCTACGAGTCAGTTCTCGACGCTGTAAACAAATCCGGCGTGTCCAAAGACTTCACAATCAACGTAAATGTCCTTGAGGGCGGAAAGAAAATCCGCATCCACATTCTTTTCAACGA